TCTCTATTTGTTCTGGTGTTGCTGTATCCGAAAAGCCAACATAGTTTATGAAAAGAGTTTTTAGGTTTGGTGCTTGAGTTTCAAATCCACCAAGACCCTTTACGACTTCTGCTTTAAGACCAGTATCTGTACCGACAATAACAAATCTTTGCTTTATACCTGGCTGAGAGTCAACCTCATATTCGTTATATAAAGATGGGTCTGTAAAGCTGGGCTGATCTTGAAGTTTGACGTAGTTCAAATCATCACGAGAAGTAAGGTTAATACCACTAATAACAGTACCTTCTTTATATACATTTGACCCAAATCGCTCGACTTGTTTCTGTAGAATAGTTTGAAGCTGAGTTAACTCTCTAGCTTGTACCGCCCTAGCAGGTTTGAACAAGACACGATTGAACTGCTTTGTTTCATCAAAGTCATCATAGTACGGGTCTACATTTAAGTCTTTATTGATACTCATGTTTTATACTCTTTCCTTTAAAAGTCAAACGTGAACTTTATGTTTTCGTTTTTATTTGCGTTTCTTGCTACTGGATTGAAATCTATGTAATGTAATACATCACCCGAATATGCATCAAGGCTACCATAACTAACATCTTCTGCCGTCTTATTATTTATACTAGTATTACCATCATACCCGACAGTATAAGAAGTTGGCGTATCAACAATAAAAAAATTACCTCTATGTAATTTATGCATGAAGTCGCCATAATGGTCAACTAGATAAACATAAGTTTTATTAAGAGTTTCATCATACACGATATCATGAATCTGTGCTACTATGCATTCGTATCTGAAATCGTAAAATGGATCAGTATCCCGAACATATCTACTAGAATTATATACTACTGATATTGACCCAACTTTGTTATTAGGTAGAGGGTTGACTTGCGCTGTAATAGTAAATTCTTCACCAACAGCGACATTTACTGCACCGAGACTTTGCCATTCAGAAGTGCTTAGATTACCAACCTCTAATATTTTTACACTTTTATTGAATTGTGCTAACCCAAGGTCTTGAACACTCAAGACTTCTATGAACTGTTTGATATAATGACCAACTTCACCACCACCCGCTATACGAGGCTTACCGCTAGGGAAAGCTGTAGAGATAGGACCCACGGTGCGTTGATTTCCATCTAATGTCACTTTTACTCTATTATCAAACTCGTCAGGAAAATCTACAGCGGCACCTTCTGCATCAGTAGCATTAGTAAATGTTGGATTTTTTATAAGCCCAACTATAGAGTAAAGATTGCTATCTACATTGATTGGCGGCCCACCAGAGAAAACTGTGGATATAGTTAATTTACTCATAGCCATTTCTGTGATAGAGTCTGATCCATGTCCACCCCTAGGCGAAACTACTGCCCTGAGAACTGTGGGGTTGTCACGAACTGAATTCGACCCCTTTAGGAATGGTGGATATACAATCTCTGCTGTAGCATACTTATATTTCGTGCCTCGTGATTCAAATGCAATAGACTTGAGCGTACCAAACTGATCTATCTTTCCGTATGCTTTACATCTTTCTGCTTCCAATTCGCTCTGAGAAACATTTACTTTAAGTACTAACTGATAAATCTGTTGAGCGACAAAAGTGTCTGTCGTGTTAATGCTTAAAGTAATTTGATTAGTGTCTGATGATGTTGTAGAAGCAATGACATCATATAGTTTACCCGCAGTAGCACCTGTAGTTGCTCTGAGATACATATTTTTATATGCGTCTGCCTCAGTGTATAGTGTTCTACCACTAACCACAGTAGTCTGAATGACAACATTTTTAACTGTACTTAAAGTATCAGTCGATGCGTCTGGATTAATACATAAAACATCGGAAGCATCGTTTATGCTAGTAGCCGGACCGAATATGTATTGATTATATTGATTCTCCAGAGTATCTTCGACAACAATTCTAGATATAGCCTCTTTAGTGTTTTCTACAACATTAGAGTCACCATAGCCATTATCAAATTCTGGTAAGGGTAGACTGTCTGGCGTACTATATAGTTCTGCATCATCTGCGGTGACTGTAAACATTTTATGCCATACATAGCCATCAGACCCAGTAAAGAACTGCCAGTTGCTTGCGTCTGTTGCACCAACAATATTAGTTGATACCGCACCATTATTATTGTCTATGCACTTCAGAACAATGAAGCCATCATCCTCTTGTCTGACAGTGACAAACATATTTAAAGAATCTACATCTTTAGTGTCATCAAATGCATCGTAAACTCTACCCTCTTCCCAAGCGTTTTCTAAAAACATATATCTAGCAAGGTTAGTGTCTACTGATCCACCAACCTTACGAGTAACAACCTGAATTTTTTTACCAAATATTATTTTTCTCAAAAAGTCTCTTTTAGAAAATTGTGTATTTTCAATACGAGGGTCGCTAAGAAAAGTATCCTTATCTCTAGATGCTGAAGCAACAGCATAGAAGTTTTCACCCTCAAGACTTTTATAAAGTTCTTTAGTTGTCTCAACTTTAAAATTTTCAGTTACAATTTTTGCCATTTTTTTATCTCTTAGTAAGTACGTCTCTGTTTAGTGCTAGGCCCTATAATGTATGGATACGCCGGTACAGATGAACCAGTCTCTGTCAAAAAGTATGCATATGTACCCTGTTTGTAATCTGGCGTTACGCAAAATCTACCATTATGTTTATCGAGAATAGATTCTGGATTACTTATATTAAGATTAGACTGAACACCATCTGGGTCAAATGTATAGTCTTCAACGAAAGTGCCCATCTCGTAAGTAGGTAAATCTGCATATCTAGTTGGGTCTATTATTTGCATTTCAGAATCTGTGTATAGTCTATATCCACTTGTCATTCTTACAACAGAGGAAGTTCCATCAGTAGCTGTAGAATATGCAAAAGGCCCATAAATTGGATATCCATCAAACGCAAATCCTATAATCTTGGAATGACCACCAGTGAACAATGTAGTTGGGGGTGATGCACCATCTGTTATAGGTCCGTGTGCTAAATAATTACTATTGAATCCGTTTTCTGTGTAGTATGTACTGCTATTTTTAAATAGATCATTACTACTAGCCATGCCCGAATTAAAAAAGCTGTTACCTCTATATCTATATTCTCTATCAATAGTTTCACTTGCGCCATCACACAAATCAAACTCAAATCTACTATCACTAGACCCTCTGTTTTGACCCGCCATAGAATCCCAATTATATTGTGGATAGCTTTCAGCACCAGATGCCCATGCAAATTTTACTCCAGAAGAGTATATAGGCACACCAAATGTAGTGATACCAACAGGCTGATTTAAATCAACTGCTTCTTCGTCACCATCGAAAATCTCAAATGTTCCATCTGATCTAATTTTACCACCAGTGCCACCACGATATTCGATATTATAGACTTTACTTTGATCAGCAATACTTTGATTTTGACCAAAAAACTTTCTATCAGGCCCAGAGTTGACTGGAGCAGTAGACAATGTTGATCTGCCTGCTCGAACTGGATACGGGTCACCATCAGTAGTAATTTTTAATATTGCCATTATTTTAACCTATGTAATCAAGTTACCAGTTTCAGTCACTGTAGAAACTTGTAATATTTCAGAAACTGGTGTAAATGTTAGTGCAGTGTTTGGTGGTAGACTACTGATTGGTACACTAATCGCAATCGCATTTTGCGTTGGAAGAATATTGGTTATAACTGTTAAAGCACCAATATTCGCACCAGTTACGATATCGCCAACATTAAGACCAAGAACACTATTCAACAAAATAGATGATGCGGTAGTCACTGTACTACTATTTGTCGTTTCTCTAACAACACTACCGGGGTTTGTTTCAAATGCGACATTAGAGGTGTCCATATTTTCAATCACAACTTTCTCAAAAGTATACCCAGTTACATCACGATTTATACTATCTGAAGATGTAAAATTGTCAATAGCAGTAGCAGGGAGTGGGAAAGTTCCTATTCTTATCCAACCATGCCCTACTTGCTTATCAGTAACTGTATAGTACAGATCAGAGAATATACCACTATCTATCGCACTTTCAGTTTCGGTTACTTTAATCGTATCACCCACCGCAACATTGTTAAACAAAACAGCGGCATTGCCTAATAACGGGTCTATAAGAATTTGACCAGATTTAGTTATTGCTTCAGCATCAACTGGGTCTGTACCATCACCCACCGCAACATTAGATACCTCATGAAATCCTTGAGCAAGAAGAGTTTCAGTCGTAACATCAAATGTCTGAATTACAATATCGACACTAGCATCTAATTTATTAACACTATTTATCAATGGCGTACTAAACATTTTTGTGCCCGCTACACCAACAACATCTTTAATTAATGGCTCATAGACTTCTGGGTCTATAAGAGAAGCTATATCATAAGAGTACTCTTGATAATAATCATTATCATGCAGTCTCTGTCCAGAGTCATGACCCAAGAAAGAAGACTTGGTTTTCCATTTTCCATCAGTATTACCCATACCGAAACTTTGAACCTTAGCAGTAGCAATAATATCATTATAGTTGTCTCTACTAGGGTTGGTATTAACAATGTTAACAGTTTCGTTATTACTATACTTATATCCTGTATGTAGTATTTTTATTTCTTCAATCTGACCCGTACTATAAGAAGCATTACCAACAATCTCTGCATTCGCCCCCATAGGCTTAGAATCTGGGTCTTGTCTTGTCGTAACGATAGTTCTATCTACAGATCGAATTGGAACTGGTATTGATTTGTCGAATCCATTAAAACTCAAGGGTCTAAAGTAGTAATCTCTACCCTCTTGTTTTAAGAACCTATATTTTACAGTGTACTCTGCATTCTGAATACTAAAAATTGTTTGGCTGTCTCCATAAGGAGTAATAGTTGTGTCAGTTGATATACTAGAAGCCAAAGCCGCAACGTCATCTGCCGACAAGTCATTTACTGCATCAAGAGCCTCAGAAGGCAAAACTATATTTTGTGTTATAGTCTCGCCGGGCTCTAGAACAAAGTCCGATGTTGAAAAATTAACAATCAAATCCTTTTTATCAAACTTAACTATATCTTTGTTTACTGGATAGACATGAGTATCGTTTTCATAGTTAAGACCTGGCGATGTGGTTACGACATTTTCGATAGTCCCTATATCCATGTTAATTATTTCGAACGCCTCACCAATAGGGGTATCAATGTTTTCCACATCGTTAACTGTACCAGACATCTCATAACTGTGATCTAAGAATCTAGTTGCCCCAGGCGAAGTAGCGTCACCAATTTCTTCTAAGAAGTAATCACCAATTGTGTCTCTGATGATACTTACTCTTTCAGTATTTGCGAGTGAAGATACTTCTAGCGTAGAAGATTCGTTCAACTGCCCTAGTCTATTACAAGCAACCCGTCTTGATGGATCGCCATTTATATATCCAAAAAACTCTGGCGATTTATTGAAAAGTGATGATGGAAGTGTTCTTTGTTCAGAACCACCTGACACTAACGGGTCTACAAACAATCCACAAGCACCATGCATTCTTGTTGCAACATCTGCTCTTGTGGTTGTTCTATTCACACACATAGCATTCTTGGTGTTAGGTAAAGTAGGTACTGGGTCTGCCGCAGTAAAGAATGTCTCAACAGAATGATTAAGTCCAGTAATATCTATTACTTCTCCAATACCAGAGGCAACACCCGCTGTCAAGTCTGGTCTTGTTTGAAACACAAGACCCTTTTCTATAACAGCTTCCGCCGGAACACCGACATCTCTCCAATCATCAAATGGAGTATTAACCAAATCTTGAATCATATAAGTTCTTGCGGGCAAAAGATTGGGCGCAAGAACTGTGTGTTCTGTTAGATTATCTAAGTCTAGACCCATAGCAGTCCACTCGGTATGAGTTAGATTACCAAAATCAGAAACGATATATGTTTCCCCTGCAACTAAATCGTGTACAGAAACATGAGTCACATCACGATGAGTATAATCATCGCCTTCTGGAGTCCCGTAAGAAGACCCAATAGTTATCTTAGGAAACACATCATTGTAACCCAAGTAGTTATAAAGTCTTCCATAGATTTGTTTTATAGAAGAGAACAGTGCATCAAAATTATTTAAAGATGATAATAGTAACTCTTGTTGGTTATCAAATTGAATAACATTTGTAGTTAGTTCACTCAATCTAGCACTACTGAAAATAAAGTCTTCACCCGGTATGCCATATCTTGCACCAATCTTAACCCAGTCTTCAGCAGGGAAGTTCGTACCAGAGTGAATAATGGTATACACTTGACCATGTTTTAGATCACCCAAAGACACAGTAAAGTCAGACTTTTCTACACCAACATCAGTAGCTAATGAACTAGGGGCGATAACCATAGTCTGATAATTAATAGTTGGAACTGGCTGTATTGTTGGTGTTCTATCAGCAACGTCTCTCACTTCTGGTGAAGATGGGTAAACTCTTGCCGCATCATTTTTATAGACAAATGGTGTGTAGGGTGCTGTACTGGTTGCGCCTGTTCTTAACCAAGCACCATCTTCGTCTTCTAACCCATCATCTATACCATTATTAATTGCAAGTAAGTAATGTGCTATGATTGACATATCTTCTACATCGATATCCTGACCAATGGTAGATAAGTCACCATCATGATTAATACCAGTAAAGTTACCTAGGATACCCTGAGCAAAATCTGGTGAGAGCCTAACGATTTGAGAAAATTTTAAACCTACTGGTAAAATAGTTGCACTGGCAGTAAAATTATTTTGAGTATCTGCTCTAGCATGAACAAAAGCATCTAATGCTAGACTTCTAAGTGGTGAACTGCTAGACACTTCGCCCATAATATCAAAAACACCATGTTTATCTTGCTTGCTTCGAATATAGAGAAACGGGTGTACATATTTAATAACTACAGCAGAACCATTGACACTGAATTGCTCTTTGGGTTTGCCATTCTCATATACATCATGATCTTCATATGAAACTGTAGAGCCAGGGAATACAATTGTATCACCAGGCTTAACACTAATGTATCCATCTTCTGGAAGAGTGATAACCTGATTACTCACGCCAAATTCTTGATTCTCTACAGTTATCGAATCTGGTAAGATATAGCCAAATCCACCATCAATAACTTCATACTCCACAGAACCAATAGCATCAGTAGAAACTTTTGTCACTACACCCTTAGCACCAACACCTGCATTGGTTGATACAATATCTACAGTATCGCCAACTTGCTGTGTGGGTAGTCTGCTCTGTTTATTAACTGATACACTACTTAAACTACCTGCTATGAGTTTACCAACATTAATAGTTGTGTCAGTATCACCACTATAACTAGTAACCTCGAGGGCATCATCACGAGAGAAGGTACCCTTTAAGTTAGACAGATAAACGATTGGGGTCAATGCGCCTTTAAAACTTACAAATACAATATCATCGACAAATGCTGATGCTTTGGATAAATCACCAGTGATTGTATTACCTCTTGTTAGTGGATAATCAGCTACATCATATACAGAAGTCATTTCTAGAAATTCTTCATTACCCCAAACAGAGTCAGAAGTTTTTAGTATTCGATTACCTGGATACACAACACTAATATCTTCATCAAAGAATAACTTAAACATAAGTTCAAGAGACTCTTGAGAGCCCTTTCTTGTGTATAGATTTTTTATGTGTTTTACAATAAAGCGAATGTCAATAGGCGGGTTTACTTCTAATGGAAGACCAGCCATATATTTGTTTTTATAGTAAATTAAAAACGCAGTAAGAGTTGTATCAATATCTCGCAATCTTGGAATGTCACGGTCAATTGTCTCGTCAAGATGCTTATAGTAAGCCTCTATAAAAGCTAATAGAACTTCGCCATTCTCTTGATAGACAGCCGGAAACTGACTCGCTATGTCAGAATAGATATTGTCTCTTACTTCAACAGCCATACTTTATGATTCCAGTGGAGTTACATTAACAGTTACATCTTCACCACGAATCACAATAATACGATCTTTGGGTGGGCGAATATCTTTATTCACTGTGTTTGCAGTAAACTTGATTGCACTGTTCTCAAATGAAGTAACAGTTAGATCACTCAGTTTAATAGCACCAGTCTTATAATCAATCACACCAACAATTGGCTTGAACACAAGTTCTACATCTGTGCCTGCTGTTGTTAGCATGATATTACCTTTACCATCATCTTTTGCTTGTACAAGAGTGTTCTCTGTAGTAAACGCTGTTGACGATATTGCTGGCTTGAATGTACCAAAGCCTGTTGCCTCATCAAATGGATACGGCTGAGTTAGTTCTGTATCAAAAGAGAATGCAGGTGATCTAGATGCGCCTAAATCTGGTACATATTCAATAATAGGTTTACTTAGAATATCAGTAGACACAATAGAAGAATCAATACTATCAACGAACGCAGATAGTCGTGATTGTCGTAGTGTGATATTAAAGTCATTTAGATTAGCGTCTTGATACTGTAGAATGCCATCATTCACTTCAGATCGAATCTGTTGTGCAGACTTTGTTGTTTGTGATGGATCATATACCACATTAATCGCACTACTAACAAATAGAAACTTAGCCGCAACAAAGATAGGCTCAATCGTTAATGGAGTCTTATCTTTTAAGTATCGCTTGAAGTTCGCAATCTCATAGTCAGCAACACCCTCACCACCAACTACGTCAACAGAGATAATCACTTTACCAAACTGTGGTGGATCAACTTCATCACCACCATACACACTAATCGCCTGAATGTTAGGAAAGCGAGAACGCAATAGAGTCTCATAGTCTCTTCTTGTAATTGCTCTCTCTTGTATCTGTGCCGCCTTTGGTGCAAAAGTACGAATCGATTCAATATCTTCGCTTTCTCTACCACCCGAAGATGGTGAAGTCACTACGATGTCTATTGAACTTGCGCCGCCAAAAGCGCCCAGAGTTAATGACTGAACACCATTAGCCGAAGCGCCAGACGCTACTCTATAGGTCGCCTTAATAGAATCAGTTACAGTGGGCTGACTGCCAAAACGATTTTCACCAAATTGTACAGAATACTTTCCATCATTCTCGGGCTGTAGATAGAATACTTTATCAGACTTATCTGCGCCATATATGTCAGAACGATAGATGTAATCTTCACCATTTACAGTTACTCGTAGGCTTCTTGTATCGATATTCTTATTTGCAAGAGTAGTATCTGTAGTAGATAGAGTCTCTGTAATCATACGCCCTTCGAATATCTCTACATCACTTACGATATACTGATTTGGATTTGTAGAACTTCGAACAGCAGTATACGCTTTATCAGTTAATAGATTATATGTCTTATTACCACATCGACCAATAAATGCTGTATCCTCTGGTATGCCAAAGTAGTTGCTTGAGTTATTGGGATATGTTACTGTGATTGCGGCTTTTGCACTTGCACTTCTTCTGCTTGTAGGTAGATAGTTAAGTTCTTTGGCATGAGACAATACACTATTACGCTGTGTGGCACTATCAAGAAACATCTCAGATATCGCCATATTGTAATAGTATGTATTATAGAATGTATTATATGATAGTACATCAAGTAGCACATTAAGGTTAGAGCCTTCGTAATCGAAGTCTTTAAACTGTGATTGATTTCTCAGAAACGTCTTGAGTTCTTCTTTAGTCGCAAAGAAATCCGGCGTCTGTACTGGCGATATGTCTGTCATTTATCTTACCCTACTAAGATTGATTAATAATGATGAGTCTCTGTTACTATTTATTACTCGAAATATAATCTTTACAGCGATTTCATTTGAGTCTATATTACCACTTACTTTGACATCAATGACTTCACAACGAGGCTCATATATTTTAATTGATGATTTAATGTTTTCTTTAAGTATGAGTATAGTATTGGGATCTATGTTTTCAAATAATGACCCTCTTATATCACACCCTATGTCTGGTTGAAATAATCTTTCTCCACGATCAGTCATGACTATATTACGAATACTATCTCGTACAGCATTCTCATTTACTCTACGAGCAATATCTGAACGACCAGGTATCTGCTCTAGATTTAATCCAAAGTCAGAGAAGAAGTCTATCGGTCTTGTTCTTGGTGTAAGCCTTGCCATTTGTAATCCCTATAATCCTGTTATATATTTATAGTGTATCAAGAGCGTTTCTTCTTAAAGCCATCAATGGTATGTTTATCCAATAAGTCTTGTATATCATTAAACTTCGTTATCCT